TGAACTTCTTGTAGAACTGCTGAAAGATGGACTGCAAGTCTACGACAGAGACCACGGGGTCCACTGTGTAGAGGTCGGGTACAGGCATTGCCTTGTTGAGACGCACAAACTCCTGCTTAATCATCTCGTCATCGGCATCCCACATCACATCGACGAGAATGCGGCCGATCCCTTCGATGCCCTTAAGAGCAAGACGACGGTGGTTGCCATCATAGCAAACGAGTCCGTCGGATGTATGTGCGAGATAGAGGATATTGTCTACGCGCTTTGACTGCGCAATCTCTTCGTGGATCTCGCGAACACGGTCCTCGTCGGGTGGGCGGTTGTGCTTCCACGTCTTGATCTCGAGTTTTGCAAATGTGTCCGAGTTCATCTTGTAGAGTGGATGTGTGTTGTCGCTCCACACGCGGGCATTGTCGCGATTCGAGAGAAATTCTTGCCAAATCGAGGTCATTTTGAATGATGTATCCGAAGTTTGCAATTCTACGCTTCATTTTTACCGAAAAACGAACCACTCCCTAAAAAAAGACCGAAAAGCATGCAGAATGGAACCGACTCATTGGATTATGCGGATTGGGAACCGTAGGCACTTCGAAGGCAGCAAAAGGTACGGGATCTGGGGAATCAATTCAAAGCGCCATGATCACTTCGTGCGGCGTGCAAAACCAGGTGATGTACTGTGGTTCATGTCAAACAATTCACGTGGAAAGATGGTTGCTGTGGCGACGTTTACGCATTGCAAACTCCGCGAGACGGGACCATTGTTCTCAGCAGATCGCACAAACGAGGAGTTGGGATGGACAGAGACAAGTGGAGATTGGGATATGTTCATCTTCTTTAAGGATCACATCGATGTAGAGTCATGCAACCTTCTCACTCAAGCGGAAAAATGGACGCAGTCAGGTGTGTTCAGGTACACACCGGTCTTCTGCACCGAGAATCTTCCGGTCATCTACCCTTATATCCGACGGTTCGTGAGCGCTTTCGTCGTACCTGTCGTCGACGAGTTCGCCTCCGCCCTCCCTCCGCAAGGTCCAGTTTGATTGCATTCAGTGTACGCCGTACTTCGTCCCGTACACCCATCGACAGTCCATTCTTGAGGAGGAGACCTCTCAACACGCCCACACGTTTTTCAAATTTGGGGTAGGTGGCAAGGAAATCCAACGCATGATTGACGGACTCAGTTCCTACTTCGCGTTGGTTTTCAGTTTTTAACGAATTGTCGTCTGGCAAGTCTGCAATCAGTTGATCAACTCGGTCCATTGTCTAGGCGTTAGATCTTTTCAACCTTGACGGCAACAACCTTGGGCAAGGCAATGGGTTCCATGACAACGTAGGCACACTTGTGAACTTCTGGGGTCCGACAGGTGACGCAGTACATGCCCATACACCGGCACGTGAATGTAAGATGACTCTTCTTTTTGCAACAGGGACACTTCATTGTAGAATAGGAAACACCCATTATCTTCAGTCGCTTTTCGTTTTTCCTAGGTGACTAACAATGGGTACACGAAGACGCCGCCAGTCTCGTAGAGCAAGGAAACAAATCAAATACACTGCAGTCGTCGATCCAGACGTGCGGTATCCCCAAGCAAAATTTGAGAAGGAGTTGGCGCTCTATCTCAAAGATCCGCATGGATGGGGGAAATCGTTTAAGCGTGTCAAGGAAGGTGGCATTGCAATTCGGTTGTCGTCCCCTGCCACAATTAATGAAGCGTGTGGCAAGGATCTGCGGAACCTAAGTTGTGCGGAATTGGGCGGGAAACACATGTACCTCAATGCAATGCGGTGGTCGCACGGTGCACCGGAAAGCAAATTGGAATTGCATGACTATCGGCAGTATATGGTTTCACACGAGATGGGACATATTTTAGGGCATGAGCACGTGGACTGCCCGGGTCGTGGACACCCTGCGCCGATTATGATGCAACAAACACTCGGAATCGGTCAGTGCACGCCTAATACGCGGGTGTGACGACGACGCGTACGACCGCCGCGGGCATTCGGATTCCGCAGTTGCATTATAGCTCGATCCAGATTGTCCGTTTGTCTTTCTAAATCCGTGACACGCTTCAGGAGACCAAGAATAATTGTTTGGATCACAGGAAGTCCCATCGGATCCGTGTACCCGACAAAAGGTACACTTCTGTCACGTAACTCGTCCTTGTGTTGCTGTATCCAATCTTGAATCGGATCAAGAAACGGGCGAGGGGGATTAAACCCTTCTTGAGCAGCGGGGTTGTCCGCCATTTAGTATATATTCTAGTTTTTGATTTAGTTGGTGGAAGGAGGCAGTTTTAGTTCGAGTACACGGGGACGGGTTTAAGAGACGCGCCGGACTCTATACCAATGAAGATTGATCCACGAAATGTACGACCCTTTATTCTCACTGGATATCGCAATCCGCTAACCCATTCGACGCCGTGGGAGTGTGCGTACTCCATCTTTACATGGCACAATGAGACCTTAAATATCCATACGCATCTTTGGAGTGCCGTCTATTTCGCATATACATACTTGACTCGTCCAGTGTACGCGTGCGCATCGCCGATCTTACAACTCGGAATCACGTTAGGGTACCTTGGAGCAGTCTCGATGAGTGTGGCATCTACGTTTGCACATACAATGTATATACTCGATTCGAAATGGTATAGGTTTGCATGGTTTATCGACTGTCTTGGAATTATCGCAGTGAACTCCTCGCATTTCTTCTTGGATCTGTTTTCAATCGCACTGTATGTGAACAGTCCCACACTGCTGTATGCAGGGTTGGGGTTGATCACAGTGTTTAGTGCGTGGTGTATCTCGAATGCAAGACGGAGTCAAGATGGGATCGGAAACTGGGGAATCTATTATGCCGCAGTCGCATCTCTTCCACTCACACTTGTCAATTACATTGTGATCCAGCGTGAAGCATCGAGGTGGTCTGCATTCTGTTCCGCATTCGTTGTTGTGGGTGGATCCCTGTTCTATTCGGGTCGACTCCCGGAGCGTCTTTGCAATCCCTACCGCGTGTTTGATTATGTGTCAAGTCACATGTGGTTTCACATTTGCATTACGACAGCAATTGTGAGTGCATTGTCTGCGATTCCAGATCTGTATACTCTCGAACTTAGTTCGAGAAAGTAGGTGGGAGTTTAAGGATAACGGATGCAGTACATGGGTAATGACAGACTGGGCGAAAATACTCGACTTTCCAGATTACGAGGTTTCGAGATCTGGAGAGATACGATCTTGCAGGTTTGGACGGGAACGAATCTTGTCTGGCAAACCAAACGGAAGTGGATATGTGCAGGTGAAACTTCATCAGAAATATTTACTTGTCCATCGCGTTGTAGCACGCGCATTTCTCCCTAATCCAGACAACCTACCTCATGTTGATCATATTAACCGAATTCGAACAGACAATCGAGTCGAAAACCTACGGTGGGTATCGATAAGCGATAATATGGTGAATAGGAACCTGCCACCAAATGCATTCGGGTATAGATGTATTTATAAGGGTGGAGAACATCAATTTGATGTATGCATTACTCGAAACTATCAAAAGATCTATATTGGAACCTTCGCAACATTAGAAGAAGCAATTGTTGCACGCGATGCATATGTACATAACGTTTAGTTCGAGTACGCAAGACCGCCCATGCCAGACATGACGCGGAAGATATTGTAGTTCACCGCGTACATGCGGAAGTTGTACGGGTACGCCTTGGACGGGAACGTGCCCGCGCCGCCGCTGGTCTTGCTGTCGAACACGAGGGTCGCAGTGTCGATGCGGGAGAAGTTGCAGGTGCCCGACGGTTGGTGCTCTTCGGGTTGCAGCGCAAACGAGTACACGTTGATCGGATTCGCAACCGGGAACGCGTGGTCGGGGATCGTGCCCGTGATCGTTGTCGACGTAACTGTCTGTCCATTGTTCACGATGTACGTTCCAGCACCTCCCGATCCGCTGCCGTATCCAACAATCAGGGTACCCGGCAGAACACCCGTTCCGGACAGGGTCATTCCGATCAAGAAGAGACCTGTAGTGCTGCCCGCAGTGAAGACAGTATCCGCAATCGTGCTGCCCGTCGCACTCGCAGTCGCAACTGCATTCGCCGAGATGGAGTTGCGCGTGGGCCAGAAGGCGCCGCCCGTGTGGTGCTGGTAGGGTTGGACCTTCCAGAAGTAGTCGCCATAGCGCTCGTCGAAGCGGTCCTGTCCATTGATCTGCAGACGGCAGCGGTCGACAATGTCGTCGTACGAGAAGGGCGACGTGTATCCATTGGCAATCGAAGTCGCACTGGCGCAGTCCGTCTTGCGTACATCCTGGAACACCCAGATCAACTCCTTGACCGGGTGGTTCAGTGTCAGGTCAATGCGGGCATTCGCCGTCGTCAGCGTCTGCTGGAGCGAGTACTGCAACTGGTCGATCAGGTACTCGTGCGACTGCTGGGCAAAGCGACGACGCTCATCTGTGTCGAGGTAGATGTAGTCAATGTACAGGGACGCCTCCTTGGGTTCCGGCAGCGCTGCGGCCGCCGCCGAGATGGACCCGGCAGATCCAGCAACGCCCGACACTAAATCAATCTCCTTGCGGAAGATCAGGTTAAAGTGGACCTCGTGGTACTGGAGGGCAATGAGCGGAAGCGCCAGTCCCGGGTTGCGGCAGAACCAGAAGGACAGCGGAATGTAGAGCACATTCGGGCGACCGTTGCAGGACGTTAAGGTCGAGGGACGACCACCCTGGTCACCGCCAAGCATGGCATCCAACTTGACGCTCTGGTCGTACGGCGCGCTCAGAGTCTCCCACAGGTACATCCACTCTCCGTACTGACGGTCCATGACTTGACCGCCGATCTCAACCTCAATCTGCTGGATGAGTAAGTATCCGAGACGACGCTGGGCACCCTGCGTCCAGTTGACAGCACCACCGCCGGCGGATGCCGTGCGGGTGTCGGGCAGCGTCACCTCGAGGTATGTGCGGTACAGCAGGTCCGCATTGCGGTTGACGACAGCAACGACGCGTTGGCCGAACGACGGCGCACCTGTAAAGTTGACACGCATTGCCTCCATGGCAAAGTTCGTGTGACGCTTGTACATGACCTTCCAGAAGGTAATGTGAGGATTTCCAGTGATGTATGCATCTTGAGCGCCGTATGCAACGAGTTGGAGAAGACCGCCACCCATTTGTTTATTCTTTGTGTGGATATATTCTTCACATCAATTGAACAAATGTCGAAGAAGGCATCAACACTTCGCACAATAGTTGAAGAGTCACGAAACCCCAATATAAATCCCCCGAGAAAGGCACCGGCAACACTTGCAAACCGAGGGGACCCCCCTGAATTCACGGATACACCTCCAGAGGGAGTACAGAAACCCACGCCAATCAAGTTCAAGGACCTTGCTCCTAAGGGACCTGTGATTATGGGAGGTCGTACTCGGCGTCGCCACACCCGTCGTCGTAAGATTCGCCGGACTAGAAAGTAAATGAGTGGACGGAATCCACCTCCACCGCCCGACTCTCCACCCCCGCCTCCCCCGCAAAAGTTTACGGACAAACCACCGGAAGGTGTGCAGAAACCGAAACCGAAGGAAGAGGACCCAACCCCTGTCGACAATCCTCCGGCAAAGGGCGGGTCGAGGGCAAGGGCATTGTGCAAATGTATCAAGTCTGTGCGGAAAAGCGTGAAGGCACGTCCTGGGTCTACGAAGGAACAGGCAGCAATTGCGATCTGTGTCAAGTCAGTCCTTCAAAAACGCGGACGGACCCTAAAGAGATTTAAGTGCGGGCGTAAACCTCGAGTGTCGACCCAACGCAGAATCGCAAAAACGAAATCTGGGATTTAGAAATAAATCAATCTCATCAGCACAAAATGACGACCACCATGGAGACCCTCGCAATGATCCGCTACCCTACCAACGCCCGCCTGCGCGCAGACTACATCCATGCCCTCAAGGAATGCAAGACGAACCCGGCGTACCAGGCGCGTATGCCGAATGGTCTGGACGACTATCCATGCCACTGTGAACCGTTCATGGAGGACGACACCAAGGGGTGGACCACCGTCAAGCGCAAGATTCGCGTCAAGAAGATCCTGTCCGAGGAGGAGTTGGAGTACCTCGCGGCACAGATGCACGACAACTGGGAGGCAGAGTCAGTCGACAGTCGAGGTGGTATGCTGAACTACACGAGTGGACCGGTTGGCGAGCACAATGGCGCACTCTTCGACATTGGATCCCGCTTCTAGATGCACACACACAACTTACTTAGTTACTTCCTTTTTTCCATTTACCCCACGTGTGCAGCATACAACTATGCTCGTGAGGTATCGTGGCAAGTGGTTTACAATTCATCCTAGACCGTATGAACCAGAGCGCATGACAACGGACGTTGCGTGGATTCAGA